AAAGGAGTAAAATAATGGCACACAGAAGCGGAGCGGGTCGAGGCGACCAGAAACATTTTACCCAGACTGCAAAGCGGGTAAAAAACATCAACGTTCGACCGAAGGTATCACGAGGCGGGATTAGATTATAAACCATACAAACAAAGAAAGGGAGCGTAAAATGGCATTAATCAAGGTCAAGGACGTCAAGGAAGCAATCGCGCTGATGATGAGCATCCTTGAAAAGCTCGATGAAATCTACCACGCACTGAAGGACGCGGGCAAAGACAAAGAGTAAAGGAGAAAAACATGAAACTGAAATTCTATTCATTCCACGATGCACTGACCAACGGCTACTCACAGCCATTCTTGCAGAACAACAGGGCACAGGCAGTCCGAACGGCACGCTGGAAAGCAAACGAAAGCAAGCCGAGTGAAATCGAAGATATTTCGCTCGTAGAACTGGGCGAGTTTGACACCGATACCGGCTACATGAGCGAAGCAATGCCCGAGCACATCGCACGGCTCATCGACCTGAAGGAGACGGCCAATGCTAAATCCTGATGCAATGGTGAGGTACTACGGACTGCCGACCGAGAGAGTGGCAAACAATCCGGGCAGTAAGACCGCGCCAACGTGGAAAGCAGTCAAACGACCGAACGGCACTACCGACTACATCCAGCAGCCGGACGAGGACACATACGAAAAAATCCAGCGAGCCGGCGAGGGATACGACCTTGCAAGCGCAATCGCACGACTAGAAGCGGGAGACACCAGCATCAAGGCAAAGAGCATGGTATACACCGAAGGAACTGACATTGAAAATCTGCCGAGGGATATCATGACGATGCACGAAACAGCGGAGGCTGCAGCCGAAACGCTGGAACAGCTGAAACAGGTACAACAGACCGAACAGCCGAAGCCGAAAGAGGAAGAGGAAGAAAAAAATGAGGAGGTGAAGGAAAACGAACAGAAACAGTGAAGACCATTTCGCACAAGTGCCGCGAATGGAACGACCGCGAAGCAAATTTGACAGAAGTCACCAGCTGTTGACGACAATCAACGAAGGTGACCTCGTACCCATCTACTGTGATGAAGTGCTGCCGGGTGATACTGCAAAAGTACACCTGAACGGGCTTATTCGTATGAGCACACCCATCTATCCTATCATGGACAACTGCTACATGGATACCTATTTCTTCTTTGTTCCGTGCCGTCTACTCTGGGAACACTGGGAAAACATGTTCGGCGAAAACGATACAGACTACTGGGCAGAAAAGACCGAATACAGCACGCCAACGTGCAAAATCGGAGGCAGAAGCGGCCTACGTAATGGCAGCATCGCAGACTACTTCGGACTGCCGACCGGAATCAAAAACGAAATCAAAGTCAACGCACTTCCGGCACGCGCATACGCCATGATTTACAACGAATGGTTCCGTGACGAAAACGTAGAAGCGCCGATAATGCTGGGATACAAAAAAACCGATAAAGCAGAAAACAATGACAACCCGGAGAGTATAGCTACGTATGCCAACCAACCAAGTGTAACAGTGGACACAAATGAAGCGAGCTTTTACGCAAGAAAACCAGCCAAAGCGGGTAAATTTCACGACTACTTCACCAGCTGTTTGCCGAGTCCGTTGAAATCTGACCCTGTGGAAATCAGCCTGACGGGTAATGCACCAGTAGCGTTATTTAAAGACAGCGGCCTGACCAATATCTTTGAAGTAAACAAAGATATCTACATGAACGGAACAGGAGAAGCAACGCCGAAAATCAGACAATGGCCACGGACAGACAACAAAAAAACGGTACTAGTAGACGGCGCAACAGCATCAGGAGGAGCAGCAAACAGTGGCGGTTACCTAGGCGCTGACCTCAGCGGAGTAAGCGCAATCAGCATTGCAGACTTGCGCATGAGCATCGCGCTGCAGCACATCTTTGAAGCAGATGCACGCAACGGCACGCGCTATCGCGAGTTCCTTTCCGGTACGTGGGGCGTAACGTCACCGGACAGCCGTCTGCAGATTCCTGAATACATCGGTGGACAGCGCATCCCAATCAATGTCAATCAAGTTGTTCAGACAAGCCAGACAGACCCGACAACCGGACAGGCACTAGGCAATACGGCAGCTTACAGCCTGACAACATGCAGTAAGCAGATGGTGGACTATGCGGCAACTGAGTACGGCTATATCATCGGTCTGGCAGTGGTACGAGTAGAGCACAGTTACCAGCAAGGTCTTGCGACCAAATGGACGCGTGGCGGACGTTTCACCTACTACGACCCGCGACTAGCAGCACTGGGCGAACAACCGGTGTACAACCGCGAAATCTATGCACAAGGCACACCTGAAGACGGAGAAATCTTCGGCTATCAGGAGGCTTGGGCGGACTACCGCTACAAGCCTTCTTACGTAACCGGAGAAATGCGGTCTAACTACAAGACAAGTTTGGACGCATGGCACTATGCAGACGATTATGACAAGCTTCCGCGTCTCTCTGCAGAGTGGATTCAAGAGGGAACACAGAACGTTGACCGAACAATTGCAATAACGAGTGCAAAAAGTCATCAGTTCTTGTGTGACTTCTACTTCACGGAAGACTGGTATCGCGAGATGCCTATCTACAGCATCCCGGGCATCGAAAGAATTTAAGGAAGGAGGAAGCCCCGCAAAAGCGGGGCTATTTTTGAATGGAAACGTTATTAAAGCTTTTGCCATCGCTCATGCAAGGACTGAGCATGCTAACAGGCATCATAACAAGCAGTAACCAGAGCGGCGCCAAGAACAGCCAAGGAGCCGGCAGCGAGAGCAGCACCGGCAGCGAGACCACAACCGGCAGCGTGACAGCACCACAACAGATAGGTGCAACACAAATCAGCACGCCAACAGGCATTGCCACATTTGGCAACCAGAGCAGCGTAAACACAGCAAACGCACTGCAAATGATGAGCGGACTGCTGAGCAACCTCGCAAATGCTGGAAGCCAAGCAAGCGCCAAGAAGTACAACAGCGCAGAGGCAGCAGCAGAACGAGCATTTCAAAAGGAAATGCGCGGGACAGCTTATCAGGATACCGTAAAGGACATGATCGCAGCGGGCATCAATCCTATTCTAGCAGCGACCAACGGCGCAACAAGCGCACCGTCAGGAGCATCAGCAAGCATTGGAAGCCAACGTTATAACCAGCAGAGCGCACAGGCAGCAAGCGTATCCGCGATGTACGAATACGGCAACAACACGGCAGAGCTGGCAGACAAATACTTACAGCTAGCAAAACAAGCCACCAGCGCAAAACAGCTTAAGAGTGCAAAAAGCTGGGAACAGGCAGCGAGCGAACTGGCAACATCAAGCGCAAAACAGGCACAACAGTACACCTATGCAGCTAACAAGTTAGGTGCAGGCCTTGCAGGAGCTGGCAAAGCAGCCAAAAAAGCAGCAGAAAAGGCTGGCAAAGCAGCCAAAGACACAGCAGGAAACTTCAAAAAGTACAACCAAAGAGTGCCAATCATGCCAAACATGGACACATTCAACGCATACAAAGGAGACTAAGAAAGGAAGGGGGATGGCAAAACATCCCCCTTTTTTGTAACAATAATCCAAAAAATAAAGAATGTGGAAAACTTGAGTTTTCAACACTTTCAACAGGTTTTCAACAACAAGTTGCACAAAGAAATTCGTCATAATGACGAACATTCAACAATTCAACAAGTTTTCAACAAAGTTTTCAACAGGCAAAAAGGCAATAAATAAGCGCAGTAACGTTAAAAAAACGAGTTTTCAACAGTTTCCACGTTACTACTACTACGACTACAACAAGTTAATAAATAAAGAAAGCGAGGTGTCAACCGGCACAAGATAGACAAGGAAGCTTGTGCCGGTAACAAAAATGCCATGTACAAAACCATTAGTATTTCAGATGGATACGAAAAAACCGCAGCTATGGGGAAGTCTGGAAAACCTATCCAAGCAAGGACTGCAAACGGACATCATGGACGGAGTCAAAAAAGGAAAATTCGCATTATTACCATGCGGTAAATGCGAGTACTGCCGCAAACAGATGGCAGACCAATGGGCAACAAGAATAGAGCTGGAGGCCAAAGAATGGGACGATGTGATTTTTCTAACACTGACGTATGACGATGAGCACATACCTTACGGCGAAATCATCAAAGGCTACAGAAGCATTCAAAGTCAGACAGTAAGCAAGCGAGACGTGCAGCTATTTCTAAAACGGCTACGGAAAGCGTACAAGAAGCCAATAAAATACTTCCTAGCAGCCGAATATGGCGACAGAACAAAAAGACCACACTACCATGCAATAGTATTCGGACTAAAGCCACCAGATGCGCAATGGTATAAGAACCAAAAAGGAAATAGCTATTTTAAAAGCGAATGGCTGCAAAAAATCTGGGGCAAAGGCATGATAGACTTTTCACCAGCACAACCGGGAAGTTTTGCATACGTGGCACAGTACGTCAACAAAAAAGCCATAGGTACAGAGCAAGCGGCAAAGTACTGGATGGAAGGTCGAGAACCTGAGTTTAGAATCATGTCAAAAGGCATCGGCGAAAAATATCTAAAAGAACACAAAGATGAAATCTTGAAAACGGATAACATCATATGCGCAGGAGGACGCGAGAAAAGGCCTCCACGCTATTTTGATAAGATTCTAGATAAGGATACCAGCCAAGACACAGAAAGCTATTTTAGGGCACATTCTGACGAGCTGAGAGAGGTTAGAGCCAGACGCAGACGCAGCGCAATACAAAGTTTAGTCAATCTCGAACAGAGCACAAGCGTAGATTACGAAACCTATCTCAACATTCAGAAAGAAAAGGACAAGCTAAGGCAAAAGTGGCGTGAACCAAAAGCATGACGCGCACAGCGCTAAAAAGGAATGGATTTAGCCGAATTCCGCTGCGCTCCATACGGCAAGGCGCTAAAGCGCCATTCAAACCAAAAAACAATTGACAAGCGACAAAAAAAATGATATCATCAAAACAGAAAGCGAGGAAACGGCCATGAACATTAAAAGCTACCTTGTAAATACTGACGGAAACGTAAAACTAGCAAGACACTTCAAAGTAAAAGAATTTGCTTGCAAAGACTTAAGTCCAGTAGTGTTCATAGATGAATATCTATGGAACGTGCTGGACATCCTCCGGCATAAAATAGGAAAACCAGTAATAATCACCAGCGGATACAGAACACCAGAGTGGAACACAAAATGCGGCGGAGCAAAATACAGCTATCATATGCGCGGTATGGCAGCAGACATCCGAGTAAATGGAATGACACCGAAACAAGTAGCCAACATACTGGATGAAATTGTACCGGATGAATGCGGCATTATCGTATACAAAAGCTGGGTGCACTTTGACGTGCGCGAAAGCAAATACAGAAAAGGAATCTGAATGACCTAACGGCGCATACTGGACGGACAGGTTCCGCGAAGTCAATAGTATTAGGGCAATCAGAAACAGAAAGGAGGTGTAACAATGGCACTGATTTAGCATTAAAGACGTCAAACAGGCAATCCAGCTTATGATGCTATCATACGGTGCATGATAGCGTCAAAAAAAAAGAAAAGGAGTAACCATAATGCACAAAACATGGAATGTACGCGACCAGACCAAAAAAGCAAATTGTGGACAAAACAGAAAAAACACATAAAGGAGTAAAATAATGGCACACAGAAGCGGAGCGGGTCGAGGCGACCAGAAACATTTTACCCAGACTGCAAAGCGGGTAAAAAACATCAACGTTCGAC